ATGGACTCAACTCGCTCACTCACGGTCTCCGTAAAGGTGAGATTGTTACCTTCTGTGCTGGCTCTGGTATTGGTAAGTCTGCTGTATGTAAAGAGATTGCTCTACACGTTCTCAAGACCACTGATCGTAAGCTTGGGTACATTGCCCTTGAGGAGTCTATCGAGCGCACCGCTAATGGCATCATTGGTTTGGAGATGTCCAAGCCGTTACACCTAGAGCCCTTTGAGCCAGATGCTAAGTACAACGAGGCTTACAAGAAGACAGTCGGCTCTGGTCGCTTCTACCTATATGACCACTGGGGTTCCCTAGATAGCGACAACCTACTTGGACACATCCGCTACATGGCTAAAGCTATGGATGTAGACTACGTGGTTCTGGATCACCTCTCCATCATCGTATCTGGTATGGGTGACGGTGACGAGCGTCGTATGATCGACAACACAATGACCAAGCTACGTGCTCTTGTAGAAGAGACTAAGATTGGTGTTGTTCTTGTGAGCCACCTCAAGCGTCCTGAAGGTAAGGGACACGAGGAAGGCGCTGCGACATCCCTAGCGCAACTCCGAGGCTCTGCGGCTATCGCTCAGTTGTCTGATATGTGCATCGGCTTAGAGCGTAACCAGCAAGACGTAGAGAACCGTAACAGGACAACCTTGCGTGTTCTCAAGAACCGTTTCAGCGGCGAGACAGGCGTAGCTTGTAACCTTCTTTACGACAAAGAAACGTGCCGTCTCTCGGAGGATACTAACCCTCTCTTTGAGGACACCGACGATGCCACCACAGGCTACGGATTCTAATAACCCATAACAAAAGGAGTATATGAGCAGATGGGTACAAGATTCATCATGGAAGCGAGGACAAGGCGTAGAGTCTACATTCGCTACACTGTTAAACAAACGAACCGATAACGTGAGAGCAGCTAACCTAAGAGAGCAGTTCTCCCACGTTGACTACTTCTCGGACTTTGGAAGCATCGACGTGAAAGCCCGTAAGAGGGTAGCTCGTGCCGATGATAACCTACAAGACGAGTTAGTATGGCTGGAGTTTAAGAACGTCCAAGGAAAACTTGGGTGGCTCTACGGGGAGGCAGAGTGGATTGCCTTTGAGCGTACCGAGGACTTCGTTCTGGTTAAACGCTCTGCCCTAGCAAACGAAGGGGAAACCCTTTGTGCTCTTGGGGATCGTGTAGCTGTAGGAAGTGACGCCCTCTACAAAGGCTACCAACGCAGGGGTCGTAAAGACCTCTTATCAATCGTTAAAATGTCAGACGTTCTAAAGTTGTATCATCAACTATGGACAAAAGACGTTGACACATCCGAACACTAAACATTGATTAAAGCACACACATGAAAACAATAGCTTACTTCGACATAGAAACCAACGGCATCACAGACTGGTCAACACTATCTGACCTTAAAGACCTGCACTGCCTTGTAGTAATAGATCAGAACGGAACAGGAGCGTACCGAGCAGACAGCATCCAACAAGGATTAGATCGTCTCTCCGCTGCTGACCATATCGTAGGACACAACAGCATTGGGTTTGATGCTATCGCTCTCTGGAAGCTCTACGGCTACCGTCACGAGAGTGTATTAGACTCGGCTGTGATCGCTCGCTTTATGTACCCTGACATCCGCAACGATGACTTCAAACGTGAAGACTTCCCGAAACAACTCATTGGTTCCCACAGCTTAAAGGCTTGGGGTTATCGCATTGGTAACAACAAGAGTGACCACGGGGAAACCGAAGATTGGTCTCGTTGGTCTCAAGAGATGGAAGACTATTGTGTGCAAGATGTGGAGGTCACTAAGTCTCTCTATGAGTTCTTTCTCAAGAAGGGATTAGGCGGCCTCCAACAAGCGTGTGACCTAGAGCATGCCTTTGCTAAAGCTATTCGTGTCCAAGAGATGAACGGATTCCCTTTTGACGTTAAAGCAGCAGAAGAACTTACAGCTACCCTTATGGGTCGCCGTGCTGCTCTTGACGTAGAATTGCGTGAGTTATTCGCGCCTACTGAAGAAGTCACCAAGAGTAACTGGTGGCTCGCTCCTGATGGCACAAAGTCCCGCACCAAGAAAGCCTTGGTCGAGAAGGGCTACAAAGCTAAGGAGATAACCAAGGGTGAGTCTGTTGTTAAGACAATCCCGTTCAACCCCAACAGTCGTGATCAGATAGCTGAGCGACTTATGGCTAATGGCTGGAAGCCTAGCTCCTACGAGGGCAAACGACCAGCAATCAACGAGGCGGTACTCAAGGACATCGGTACACCCCAATCCGAGAAACTCCTTGAGTACCTCCTCGTCACCAAGCGGCTCGGTCAAGTGGCTGAGGGTAAGCAAGCGTGGCTCAAGCTAGAGCGCAACGGACGTATCCACGGATCAGTGAATACCAACGGGGCTGTCTCTGGTCGATGCACCCATAGGAATCCGAACGTGGCTCAAGTGCCATCTACTCGTGCGCCTTATGGTGGCGAGTGTCGCTCTTGCTTTACTGTTCCAGAAGGCAAGGTGCTTGTAGGTGCTGACGCTAGTGGTCTGGAGTTGCGCTGCCTAGCTCACTACTTAGCTTTGTTCGGTGACAAGGAATACGCCAAGACTATCCTAGAAGGTGACATCCACACAGCTAATCAGAAGGCTGCTGGGTTGCCTACTCGTGATGACGCAAAGACATTCATCTACGCCTTCCTGTATGGTGCAGGTGACGCTAAGATTGGTTCTATTGTTGGTGGTTCTTCTAAACAAGGTAAAGCTCTCAAGGCTTCCTTTATGAAGAAGACGCCATCCATCAAGAAGCTCTATGACGCTGTAGCGAACGCCTTGGAAACCAAAGGTATGCTCCGAGGTATTGACGGCCGCCCCCTACCCTGTCGCTCTCCTCACTCTGCTGTGAATCTACTCCTTCAGTCAGCAGGTGCAGTAGTAATGAAGCAAGCACTCATTGAGTTCGTAAGGATGGCAAAGCTTCCCTACGAGATGCACGCTAATGTTCACGACGAGGTTCAGTTCTCTTGTGACCCTAAGCACGCTGACGAACTCGGTAGGACGTTCTGTAACGCTCTAGGGAAAGCTGGCAAGGTTCTCAAGTTTAACTGCCCACTAGATGGAGAATACTCTGTCGGGGCAAATTGGAAAGAAACACACTAATACACACATGAAAGAAACAAAAAACAAACTACTACTTATTGATGGCGATATGATCCTCTACAAGGCTGCTTGTGCGGCTGAACAAGAGATGCGCTGGGATGACAACACGTGGACACTTCAAACCAACATGGTGGAAGCTAAAGCTGAGGCAGACCGCAACATTGATACCATCAGTAAAGCACTCAAGAGTAAGAAGATTAAGGTCTTCTTTACTCCTCGTGTTACGTTCCGTCACGATATGTGGCCAGCCTACAAAGCCAACCGTAAAGACAAGCGTAAGCCTCTAGGTATCGGTGAGCTCCGTGATTGGATGATGGAGGAATATGACTCTGAGATGTATCCCAATATCGAGGCTGATGACGCTATCGGTATCTGGGCTACGGAAGACCCTGAGAACCGTGTTGCTGTATCTGGTGACAAGGACTTCGGAACACTCCCAATCCACTGGTACAATCACCTCAAGGACATCTTGCGTATCGTCACCAAAGAGGAGGCAGACCACTTCCACCTAGTACAATCCCTCATGGGAGACTCTACGGACGGCTTCGGTGGTCTCAAAGGTTGTGGCCCTATGACCGCTAAGAAACTCCTAGAGAAGAACGGAGCCACTTGGAAGACAGTTGTAGATGCCTACAAAGCCAAAGGGTTCACCGAGGATGACGCCCTAATGACTGCTCGACTAGCTCGTATCCTTCAACACGGGGACTACGACTTTGACACCAACGAAGTAACTCTATGGAATCCCACAAATGCTTAGTCCTATCGACCAACTCGTACACGATATATCCAACATAAATAAAATGAATAACACAAACACATCTGTTCTCCCCGACTCTGGGGCTCGCTCCGAGTTCACCACTGGTGCTGTCCGAGATGCCTCCGAAGGAAAAGGGAATCCCTCTTTGATACCTGTAGATGCTCTTCGGGCTGTTGCTCGGAGGTTTGAAGATGGGGCTACCAAGTACGGCCGTGATAACTGGAAGAACGGTATCCCCCTTAGTCGCTACGTGGACTCCCTGTATCGTCACCTCTGGCAGCTTATGGAAGGTGATACTACAGAAGACCACGCGGGTGCTATTATCTGGAACGCTATGTGCCTTACTCAAACCAAGAAGTGGGTCGAGGATGGTAAGCTTCCAAGTGAACTTAACGACCTATAGCGGGCTTGTCTCGCGCCCTGTAATATCTAATTAACTACCGTAACGATGGAAATAGACAATCAAGCAGAAATGCCCCCTATTAACAAGGCGCTCCTAGATGCCCTAGATAGCTCCTTTCCAGCTCAGGATTTCCCTGCAACTGACAGCGTTCCTATGCTTAACTTTCACTATGGACAACGCTCCGTGGTGAATTTCATTAAGCATCACTAT